TGTCTTGGCTGGTGTGGTTAGCAGTCTTTTCATAACGAGATTGCATTCACAGCAAATCTCTTCAACATCCATGCGGCTGATAGGCTTAAGAATATCTTCTTGCTTTCCGCAACAGATACATTTATAAACATAGATAGGCATTCATTTTACTCCGGTACTGGTAGGGGGATAGTAGGTGCTTGTGCTACAAGTTCTTGTGCCAAGGCTTGAGCATCAGTAGTTGGCTGCTCTTGTAGGGCTTCTGCCCCAGATCTCTTAGGAACAGATGCTTCTTCAGGCTTCTCTACCTCCAAAAAAGTTTCAGGTAGATCAAACATGCGAATAACTTCTTCACGGATCTTGTTGGGGTCAACACCAAGTTGTCCAAGAACTGGTAAGAGTTCAAGCAACTGTCTCTTCTTTAGATCATTACTAAGTGGTGTTGCTGCTTGGTCTAAGGCAAAGTAACGGAAGTCATGGTCAAGAGTTTCTGACCTTACGAAGCGAGGTTCTTTCTTTACCATAATAACAGGCTTCTCGTCATCTTCTAGGGTAAAGACCATCATACGAATAAAGATATCAGCAATGCTTTCAATGGCTTCGTCTCGTTCTCTAGCCATGCGACCTATCTCACTAGCGGTGTATTGTGCTAGGGCTGTTACCTCTGTAGCAGTTGCTCTGGTAGCCTCCCCCTTAGTAAACGGAGCAATAATAGAACCTCGTTGAATATCGCTTTCTACCATGTTAAGGTAACGATCAAAGTTCGTGGATAAGTTTGTAACTGGAACTTCCCGCATGACACCAGCAAGGTCATCAGTATCAACAGGAATAATAGCACCATCCACACCTGCGGTAACCTTAGCCAAAGCCTCTTCATCCATTATTCCTTCTCTAACTAGATACTGTCTGCTGTCCCGCCTAATAGCATTAGCCCAGAAGGTTCTAATAATGTTCTTTTCAAAGATCTGGTCGTATACACGGGATAGTGTAGAGTATCCGTCCATTGGTTTGTCTGGCACTCTAGAGTAGTAGAGAGCGGCAATAGGAACAAGTGGGTTGTCGTCGTAGGTTCTAAGGGGTATGGTTCTCTTCTCCAATAGTCCACCGTTCTTCCAGTTAGGACTAAAAATATATAACTTATCAAAAGTAAGATCGTAAAACTCAACGACCTCAATGTACTTGTATTCATCTGGTAATGATCCTCCTTCGTCCTCCCAGCCATCCATAGCATCATGGAAGTAAGAAGGCTTACTTACAACTTGGTACTGCTTTGCACCATAGATCTCTTTTGCTTCTGAAACTGGTAGGTAATAATGATGTGCAACATATCTCTGCTCTTCCCATAGGTCAGCATCTCTGTCTAGGATAACCTGCCAAGGTTCTAGTGCTCTAATACGAACACGGGCTAAGGGGTCAGCAGACTTTACTGGTGCTAACTTGTAGAAAGACATAGGGTAGATAAGAGCAAGACGGCTACCGTTCTCTAGGGCTTTACGGTTATCAGCAAGCCAACTATTAATAACCTGACGAGTAACCATTACATTATCAGGTTCAGTCTTGAGGCTGTCTACTTCTACTGCTGGTGACTTTTCAAATAGACTTGCAATGTAGCCCTCAATAAAAGAATAAGCATCAGATGTCTCTACTCTTAGGTTGGTAGGTTCATTCTCTACATCTTCAAAGAAACGGGTAAGGTAGGCTTGTCTTAGTCGCCTCATATCCCCATGCTTATCTGACCAGTGCTGCTTGTGTTCTGCTAGTACATGCTGGATAAGTGATATAGTTTCTTGCTCTGTTCTTGCCATTATCGGTCTCCTACATTATTGTTCTTTATGTCAAGTTTAATATCTCTTCTTATTATGGAAGGCATACTTCTTTCCTATTCTCGTTGCTCTGTCGTGTCTTACCCAGTCTGGTAAGAATAGTCTATGGGGTAGGGTTACAGACTTGAGACATTGAAATGCTAGGGCATGTGCTATTACTCTATCTCCGTGTGTGGGTAGGTTCTCAGGGTAGTCTATGTTGCCCCTATCATTTAGATAGAAACCTCGCATCTCCTGTACTGTAAACCTGTCTATGTCTCTACACACACCTTGCCTACATGCTTCCTTCCAGTCTTCCATTAGTACCCATTTAGTTTTCCAGTTGGTGTTCCACCACTTGTTATTCTTTGGGTTCTTCCACAGGTTATGGTATCCCCTATTGACCATCTCTGTTAGTAGGGATAACCCTATGCCGTTCTCTTCTATTAGTATCTTTGCTCCACCATACTCCCATGCTATGTGCTCTAACCTTTCTGCTAGTTCGTGTATGGGTACTTGGTTACTACTCCATAGTGCTACTGGCTGATAGGTGGTCTTACTCATTACACAGATAACTGAACTATCTTTCCCTACACCAGATGCAACATCCACACCTATAGCATATCTGTCTTGTTCACTACTATCATCTAGTATAACAAAGGTATCATCTTGGTGGTCTATGTCTATTGCACTTACATTGATAAAACAGTCTGGTGTAAAGTAAGCACTATCTCTATTGCCATATGCTTCTTCTATTGAAAGGGGATACTCTCTTATGAACTTATAGTAACCCAGTAGTTCTATCTTCTCTCTTCTCCAATAGACTTGTTCCCATGATAGTCCATGCTCGTCCGCTATGCCCTGTTCCTCCTCTGTAAAAAAGGTAAGAGGGTCAGTAGTGCTTGGACATTTTTTCTTGTATTCTCGGATGCCTGACCATGGAAAGAATAGTAACTTCATATTACCTTCTTCCTTCATAGCACGAAGCACATCATTATGGTGACTATCTCCATATGTGCCTGCTGTACTTTCCTGAAACAGTCTACCACCATTAAGGGATGCAACAGCAGTAGCCTTTAGTTCTTCAGCATTTTGTGCAAAGGAATATTCTGATAGAAGAATGTATTGTGCTGAGAATGATCTAAGTCCTCCCTTACTCTCACTACTAACACATATAACCTCTGCTCCTGTATCTGCTAACTTTAACTGAGTAGTGTTTTCTATTTCTATCTCTCGCCGCAAAGGTTCAGGCAAGTTATAGAACATAGTAGAGAACATAGATAGAAGATGCTTGGAACTTGCTAACTTGTGGGAAAGGAATGCTATAGTAATAGGGGACTTGGAAGTATACCATAGATAGAAGAGACATGCAACAAAGATAGTGGACGAACCTATCTGTCTTGGCTTTAGTACAACAAGGTTCTTATCACTATGGAAGATGCCCCGCATTATCTCCATTTGTTCATCAGTAGGCTTGAGGGAAACTATCCTTCCCTTCTTATCTCTTATCTTCAAACGACTGATAAACAGGAAAGGATCATCAAGTATCTTCAACAACTTCTTGGACATTTATATCTCCGCTTTGCTGGTAAAGAACGATGCGACAGCATCGTAAGTGAAAGTCACAGCACAAACAAGGAAAGTTATATGGGGATAAGACAAAGGTTATTCTTCTCCAGAAGGAAGAACATGGGCTTCTTTCAACCAGTCTTGTAGAACATCTAACTTGGCTGAAGACTTAGTAGTCATCTTCTTGTGCTTTAGTTCTACATCAATAAGTCTTTGTAGTAAGAAAGAGAATAAGGTTCTACCATAACGGGCTTCTTTACCTTTACTGATATCATCAAGACAATGGGTCAATAGTATCCATGCTATCTCTACAATATCTCTTTGCTTACTTGCTTTTTTTATTTCTCTCTCAGCCTTTGGGACATAGTTTCTTCCACCTTTGTAAGCCATTACTTCTTCCTCATAGTCATGTTCATTTCTATTCTACTGGTAGTCTTTAGAGTACCATCTTTATTTACTTTCTTCTTTATGATCTCCAATGCTTGACGGTATACTTCATGTGCCCATTGTCTACTAGAACCTAGATGGTCACCTATTTGTTGGAAGGTTAGTTCATCTATTATTCTCAACTCAAAGACAGTCTTGTGTATACCTGATAGGTTCTCACTTATTACTTCATGTGCATCAAAGGAGTAAGGTTCATCCATTAGTTCTCCGTCTATCGCTGCGATCATATCGTCCTCTGGTGAATAGTTATGTATCTGGTCTATCATTTCTGGTATGAAAGGGATATGTCTCCAGTCATTGTTATTCTTTTTCTTTGTTCTCGCGACCTGCTTACTTGTTCTAGTAGGGTCGTGTTTACTTCGTCTTTGTTTTGCCATAACTATAAATAGTATTATAAAATAAAAACACCACTTGTTTATAACTTTTTTTTACACAGGTTGCTTACACTTTTGAACGGGCTACATTGTGTGTGACCGGCAAGGAGGTAGCATGGTTATCAACAGAGAAGCAGGGTGTATGTGGTTGACGGAGAACGATGGTCCTATCTTTATCTGGGACACAGAATGGGATGAAGAACGAATGGTCTGGTGGGTTTACTATATTCATCAGGGTCAGGAGTGTGAAGGGGTACTACTTGATAGTCCTGAAACTGATGGTGGTTTTAATTCTATTGTAGAAATGGAAGACATTGAGGAAGATAGAGAAGTACCTACCTATTGGTAATGGCTGTCACCAGATGTCACCACTGCCCCGTGGTGGTGGACGGCTGGTCTGGACCGGTTATATTATAGGTGTGAGAGGGGAACACACCCCGCTCCACTCAACCCCAACGGAGAACCCCATGACCGTTATCAACTACAACAAGATCAAGCAGCCCAATGTTGACGGCATCAACATGATGGACAGGACCATTACTATTCCCGGCATCGGTGAGTGTGTGTGGGTTTGTTGGGCTGAAGATGAGGACAACGATATTCGTATCATTGAACTTCACCGAAAGGAAGATGTGCTCAACAACTTCAACCCACTTCTTGCTTACAATGTTCACCCCTACTCTGTAGATAAGGACGATGCCCTGAAGGATAGCAAGGATGTTTCTACTGTTGGTGGTGTAATGCGGTTTGCTTACAGGGGACATGGTGACACCATTGCCCTTGTTGGTTTCTTTGTTCACCCTCGCTTCCGTGGTCAGGGACTTGCTAAGACCCTGCTTATTCATGGTGTTGCTATTATTCATAACTGCTACGGAACGGTTGGTCAGATCATCCTGAACCCTAAGCAGCATCCGACTTCCCCTGTTCCTACTGCTGTGCTTCGTAAGTGGTACAAGGATCTTGGCTTCAAGGAACTGGGATATTGTCTGGATGCCATTGGTCTTGTTACTTGTAAGAACAAGAGGATCTATTCTAAGTTCCCTCGGGACATTCAGAAGAAGGTGCGAAAGGAAGGAGATCGTCTTCTTCTAATGTCGGTTGATAACATCTGGAACATGGACAGGGCTAACCAGATCATGGCTCTTGGTCTTGGTAACCTGCTGGCTGAGTGGACCTGATGTAAGGGTTGTGTCACCAGTTGTCACGGCTGGTGGCGGACCTGAACCAGACGGTTATATTACTACTGTACGAAGGAGGTACGGATGGTCGGCAAGATGTTTTCCCAATGGGTGGAAGGCTATGGCAGGGTTATCCTTTTGGTTCTTGAGGACGATGGAGAGTTCATTACTTTTCATTCTAACAGAAAACCTAATGATGGGATCAAGAAGTATCCCAAAAAACTTTTCCTTGAGATCCTCAAGGACATAGATGATGGGCTGGACTATTACCAGACCTATCCACAACTGGTCAACTTTACTGGAGGTAACTGATGAACGACAGCGATAAGATCCATGCTCTGGCTTTGGCACAAGAACTTTACAGAGAGCATGTTGAAACTACTGGCTATCTTGGTTGGGCGGTTCTTCTAATGGTCAAGATGGCAACAGAAGACATCCCCCGTGTTTGTGTTTATCATGTGAATAGTAAGGATAAAGCACACACTATGTGTATGGATAGGGCTAAGTATTTTTATTCTTTCAAGCACCCAGAGAACGAGTGGATGAGTGCTTATTACTTTAACTGTGAAGGAGGTAACTGATGAAGTGCGATATTAACGGATGGGACTTGCTTGAGATGTATTACTACACGGCTGAACTTGAAGGTCACTGTGGACCAACACATATGATCGACTTTCTTGTTGAGCAGGGTGTTGATAAGTCTCAGGCTTTGGCTATTGCCATTGACGAGTTTGACCCTGACGAAGATGAACTTGAAGAACTAACTGGAGGTAACTAATGTTTAGTATTACTATTGATGACCCTAACTGTGAAGAGACTTTTATTATTCAGTCTCGGGATGAAGGAGACTTTATCTATCAGGTTCTTCGTAACCGGTTGGTAGAGTTCTGGTTGGAGAATGCTGACCCAGAAGAAGTAGAGGACGGCTGTTCTTTGGACTGCTGGGAGTGGCACTCTGCCTATGATCTTGTGAATGATATTAGGGACTGGGCTTGTTGCGAAGCAACTATTAACTATGAAGGAGGTGAGTGATGGGTGACTACAATATTGATCTTGATGGTGCTGATGCAAACAGTATGGTTTACTGCACTGAGTGGTATGCTTGTTATGCAGAATATCCAAAGGAACTTAGTGAGGACGAGGCTGTTGCTCTAATGAAGAAGCACCCTATCCTTGCAGAGTTTCTTGAGTACGATGACTGTGGTGATGGTAACTTTGAGGACGGATGCTTTAGTGGTGTAAGTCTTGGCTTTACCTCTGACAAGATCCCTTTCTCTCAGTTTGATGAAGACCATGAGTTTGACTGTCGTGACTTTGATAACTTCAAGTCTGATAGTGACTGGGATGGTTGTGAGCAGACTATCGTTGTAGACGGTCACACCTTTGAGGTATCTATTGGTGGGCTTGGTTACATTAACATTAACTACATTGACTATGAAGGAGGTGAGTGATGACTATTGAGCAGAACATTTATTACTACGAAGATGAAGAAGGTAACAAGGTTTACGACATTGAAGGTATGGTTGAAGAACTGGAGGCTAAGTTGAAACAACTTGACCCAAGCATCAGCCTTCATGTTATGTTTTCTTGAACCTACATTTATCTCCGTGGTGTTGTTGGAAAGCACCAGTATAAACTGAAGTGTAAGTATAGCCACAGTGTTCACAGACTAAAGGGACTTTCAGTTTCTTATCTCTGTTGGATACTGTGGCTTTCTTCGTTCTCTGTTTCTTTTTATATTCTTCTCTCTGGAACTGGTTTCTTTTCCACCTTTCATTTAGTTTGTCTGTAGCAAGTTTAGCCTGCTTCCATTCTTCGTGTTGTTCTGTCCAGTCATCATTATGAATGAGAGTGTAGTCACCTACATTTCTACTGTAGTACAACTGATAGTTATCTAACAGGTATCTAAGTTTCGCTCTCATTACTATCATATCCATATCTGTTTTTATCATGTGCTAATGATCCTGCTAGTTGTGTTTTGATATCTTTCAGTTCAGTTCTAAGATCTAAAACTTTTATACTGGTAGAGTTATCACTATCAAATAAACTTTCTATCTCTGAAACTAAACTTTCCATTTTATCTAACTGAGATATCATGTTATCTAAACTATACAAGATAGTTGAATATGACATTCTTTGTATTCTCCTTCTGTTCTGTCTTAGTAAGTTGAAAGGTGATGATGCTTTCATTGTGATGGTTATGTTTGTAATATAATGTGATGGTTGTGTTCTGTCAAGCAACTTTCTTTTTCTTTTATTTATTTTCTTTATAGTATATTAATAATAAAGAATATTAATAATAAAGAATATTAATAAGAAGGTTCTGAAAGTTACTCTATCAGCATAACACATTTATAACTAGTAAGCACAGAAAAAAAACACCTTCAGAAAAATAAATATTTATTTTATTCTTTTCTTCCTTTTTCTTCTTGACAGACTAGTTACAGGTGGTTAAGTTATAAAGGTGAAGGGAGTGATGGCTCTTCACAATGATGATGGTTACTAACAAAGGAGGATACAAATGTTAGACTTTATTCACACACTCTGGAGATACAGAGACTACGAAGCAGAAATGCTTAATGATAAACTTATGAAGACTTCAGAAGGTTGCTTACCAGTTATTGGTAAGTTTCCTATCACAGCAGAATGGGAGTGGGAAGGTAAGGAAGTTGATGGTCAGTTCTGTTATGATAAAAAAGAAGTTGACTGTTACAGACTGATGGGTTATGATGGTTATATCAGGTTGGCTTGGTGCTTTGAAGATGATGGTTACACCCAGCCTTTCTGGTTTGTTACTGAGGAGGAAGAACTATGACTATTGATGAAGCATTTGCTAAGTTGTTTGAAGACGAACCTGCTATGACCCAAGAACAACTACAGGCACAGCAAGAGATCTGGAAGAAGCAGATGAAGGAACAGAGCCAGAGAACTAACAAGAAGTTACAGGAAGAATATGCTGTTGGAGATCTTTGCTGGGTTAGTCTTTGTGATCTTCAGAACAACCGCTGGGTAGAACTAGCACTAATGTATGACCCAGAGGTTAGTGACCAGCATGAGAGACAAGTGTTTGTTCTTGGTGAGTTGTCTTGGTTTCCGATACAGCAGATACATAAGACAAAGGAGGAAGCCATAGAGTGGAACTCACAATAGGACAGGTTATCCACCCAAAGCAAAGACCCAACAGAGTTTATATTTATTTAGGTCCAGCAACAGAAAAAGACTTGATACCACACAAGCCTTATAATATAATAACAAAGTATCCAGAGCCACTCTACAAGATACTAGGACCGGGTGGAAATATTATTTACCAAAGTAGAAATGAGATAAGAATGTATTATGATGTAGTTGAGTAACACTTGTGTCTTGTTGTTAGTTGACAAAACCATAATACATAGAGCACAGGGCAAACCTGCTAGTGTTGCCTCATCAACAACCGTGCCCTTAGTTGCTCCCCCCAAGGTACTATCCTCCACCTTGGGGGTCTTCTTTTTTCTACTTCTTTCGTAAAGTCTTGGCTCGCTTACCTTGCTGCTTTCTTTTGTACTGTGCTCGCTTGGT